ACGTTGCAGAAAGTAAAGTTGTACAAGGTATTGTTAGCAAGATAAATCCTGCCGCAGGAATTGTATTTACGAACGTAACTAAAGTTTTATCTGGCGATGAATTAAATCCGGCAGAAATTTTAATGACTGTGGGTTCATTAGGAGAACTGTCTAGTGTAGAACAATCCGATTTATTTAAGTTTTTACCTGAAGGCTCAAAAGAAATTGCAGATCAGTTAGAGGATGCTTATAAAACATTATATCAAGAAAGTGGTCTTCAAGAAGTTTACGCTGATGTTAGTGCTTTTGGAGATTTTATAGATGAATTTACTCAAGATTTATTTGTTGGTGACTTTGCATCCAAAAAAGATTTAAATGAAATTCTTGCATTACTTGAACAAGCATCTTTGAACAGAGGCGGTGGGTTTACACCTCAACGTGGTTCTCAAGCACTACTGCCTAAACCACGGCTCTCAAAACCTGAAGGTTCTAGTGTAATGGCAGTACTAAATGTACCGTCTTCTGTAAAACAAAGACCTTGACATTTAACAAAAAATGTGATATACTGAGATAGATATGACCTACTTAGAACTTGTAAATAACACACTTAGGAGACTCCGGGAAGATACAGTAGCTTCTGTGTCTGATACGGATTATTCTGAACTCATTGGTATCTTTGTCAACGATGCTATCCGGTATGTTGAATCTACTTGGGACTGGTCTGTACTACGCACTACCTTTCCTATCACCACCGTAGCAGGAACAAATTTATACGCTCTGACAGACTTTGGTGTTCGTTCAGAGGTGCTATACGTACATGATGAAACAAACAACAGAGTGATTCCTCAAGAATCCCTTCAGCGTATCCGTGAGTTGTCATTAGGAACAGATAATGCTCAAGGCACTATTCAGTATTATGCACTGGAAGGTGTTGACAGCAACGGTGACGTACAGATTCGTTTCTACCAAACACCAAACGCAGTGACATCAATCAATGTCTATGGTGTCAAGCGTGATAATGTTCTTGCCAACGACACAGACACAACAGACCTTCCTGATGCAATTATCTCACAGTTTGCTTTTGCTTACGCACTACGTGAGCGTGGTGAAACTGGTGGTCAGTCAGCAGGAGAACAGATAGCACTTGCACAAGCAGACCTTACCAATGCAGTGGCACTAGAAGCCAATCTGCGTCCTGAAGAAGTCAACTGGAATGTAACCTAATGGCTAAACAGCTACAAAGTATTGCCATCCAAGCACCGGGCTTCTTTGGGTTAAACACTCAGGACAGCCCTACGTCACTCTCTGAGCAGTTTGCTCTGGTTGCTGACAACTGCGTCATTGACCAATTTGGTCGTATTGGTGCTAGACAAGGATGGACTTATACCAGTGATATTGATACCACTGCTGACAGTATTGTTCATCTTAGTGAATATATTAAAACTGATGGTACAACAGAAGTAATCAGTGCCTCTGCTACAAAAATATACAAAGGATTATCTACACTCACAGACATTACCCCTGCAAGTTACACCGTTAGTGATGGCAACTTTGATAGTGCCAACCTTAACGGAGTGATTTATTTATTTAGAGAGGGGTCTGATCCAGTATATTATGATGGTACAACTTGTGACGAAGTATCTGCACACGCAGACTACAGTGGCACGGTTCCTTCTGGTGATATTGTTCAGTCTGGCTTTGGTAGACTCTGGGTTGCCAAAACGTCAACCAATAACACAACAGTATATTGGTCAGACCTACTCACTGGATTCAAGTGGGATACAGGTAGTTCGGGTAGTATAGACATTTCTAAAGTGTGGCCTAATGGTGCTGATGAAATCACTGCCATTACAATTCACAACAACTTCCTCATCATCTTTGGTAAAACTCAGATACTTGTGTACCAAGGTGCTGATGATCCTGCAACGATGTCTTTAGCCGATACTGTAACAGGAATTGGTTGTGTTGCTCGTGACAGTGTACAAGTCACAGGTACAGATGTCTTGTTCTTGTCTGACGGAGGTGTACGTAGTTTTGCCCGTACTATTCAAGAGAAGTCAGTGCCAATGCGTGACATTTCTAAGAATATACGCACAGAGCTAACATCACTTGTTGGTATTGAAACAGGACGAATCTATTCTGTTTACTCTCCTGAAGAGGCATTCTATCTTGTTCATTTGGAGACTAACGGTAGTACGTTTTGTTTTGATATGCGTAGTCCGTTAGAAGATGGTAGTGCTCGTGTGACACGTTGGAACACTATTAGACCACAGTGCTTATGTCGTTTGCGTGATGGCGATTTAATACTAGGTAAAGGGTTAGGCATTGCTACATACGGTGGATACACCGACAACAGTAGTTCATATGCTATGTCTTACTTTACCAACTACATTGACTTTGGACAACCATCTAATCTCAAGCTACTAAAGAATCTAAAAATCTCTGTGATTGGTGGTAGTTCTACGCAAGCAACACTAAACTGGGGATATGACTATGCATCCTCATATCGTAAGAAAACATTCATTCTAGCAACTCAGGTGATTGCAGAATATAACATTGCAGAGTACAACATCGGTGAATTTAACGGTGGTGTTCTTGTAAACAGACCACAGGTACAAGCATCCGGTGGTGGACAAGTTGTTCAATTAGGCGTTGAAGCAACAATCAGCGGTCAGCCTGTATCTATCCAGAGACTCACTGCACAAGCAATTATAGGAAGGACGATCTAATGTCAGATTATACAAAGACAACTGATTTTACTGCAAAGGACAGTTTGCCATCAGGTACGTCCGGTAAAATCATCAAAGGTGCTGAGATTGATGATGAGTTTGATGCAATTGCGTCAGCAGTGTCAACTAAATCAAACATCGCATCACCTACATTCACTGGAACAGTTACAGCACCCACGCTATCTGTTACTGGTACTGCCACTATTGGTACTATTGACGGAGGAACCTACTAATGGGTGAAAACGGAATCAACTGGGGAGGTTTACTTTCCGGCTTAGGACAAGCAGGTGCGGCGTATGCTCCGTATGCATTGTCGCAGAATGAGATTGATTTATTGACACAGTATGCGGCTGATGTTCCTGCTTTAGCTAGTGGTATTGCAGAAACTGCGGCAGGTGCGGCAGAATTTGTACCATTCAGTGTTAAAACTGCTACTGGTGCAGGTACAACAATTGGTCCAGGTGCTACAGGACAACCTGAGCTACAGTATACACTTTCTCCAGAAGAGCAAGCAATTCAATCAGGATTGTTGTCAGGTGCTCAAGGTATGGTTGGTCAAGCACCAGTTACTGCTGAGAGTTTGTACGGTCAGATTCGTGGAATACAGACACCTGAAGAAGAGCGTCAGCGTCTTGCATTAGAGAATCGTTTAGCATCGCAAGGACGCTTAGGTGTTCAAACAGCGGCTTATGGTGGCACTCCAGAGCAACTAGCGTATCAGAAGGCTGTACAAGAAGCACAGAATCAAGCGGCTTTCCAAGCGTCTCAGTTAGCTCCGCAGTTACAACAAGCACAACTTCAAAACTTAACAGGTATGTTAGGTGCGGCTTACATTCCACAACAACAAGCAATGGCAGGATTGATGCCGGGTATTGACATCTCTCGTATCGCTCAGGCGGCTCGTCAAGGTGAAGCAGAAGCTCTCTATCGTGGTGGTATTGCAGGACTTGAAGCACAAGCGGCAGGAGCAACAGCGGCGGCTAACGTGGAAGCGGCACGTACACAGGCACTAGCAAATGCATTGTCAGGTATGTTTGCTAAGCCAGATGGTAAAGGAGCTACCTCAGCAGGACAGGACTTCTTTAGTGCTTTGTTTGGTACGCAGAAACCTATTGCAGGTTTACCACCTCTACCTAATTCAGACTTTGGCTTAGAATAGGAGTCATCATGGCACAACAATCAATGTTGATGGGGCTACTTAAAACTCCTTCACAGGTTCGTCAAGAACAACAAGAGAAACTCGCACAGGATGCCTTTGCACGTAGTCAACAAATGATTACTGGTGGAGGCACTACAGCATTACCCGGTATTCTTTCC